CCACGGAGTGCATTTAAAGTATTGCTTTGACGATAAACATCGGCAAAAGTGGTTCCACCAAAACCAGCGGAAAGACCATTATAACCAGCGGGCAATGTCCAACCTGAACCACCGAATTGTGCTTGTGGCTCTTGGAACATGGCTTCAATTGCTGAAGAGTAGTTAGCAGCCTTGTTGCCTTGATATTGATATTGAGCGCGCATGGCAAAGATGAGGCCAGTTGGAGCGGTCATTGGTTGAACGCCGCAGATGTCATAGGCCATCAAGTTTGGCATAGCACGACGAACCAAGGAGATGAGCACTGGATCATAACCAGCAACATTTGGTGTGTTGCTGTAATCCATGGGCATTCCAAGGTTGTTGGAGCTCATGGTCTCAGTGAGGTGCTGAGAACGAAGAGCTTGCTCTTGGTTTTCTAGAAGGACGGCAGTGACTTTCTTGCGATAGTCATCTTGAATCTTGGGGAGTGCATCGTGGCCGAGCACTGGTTCCCATTTTTCTGTTAAAACGTCATATGGTGTGTTTTCTGCGAATTGCATTTTTAAGTATTCTCCTGTGAGTGTAAATATTTAGTAATAGTGAAATTTAGACCTTTTTGTTTAGTCTACCCAATGCACCGACGTAACCTTCTACAAGGGTAGTTGGGGCATTTTTTACTGGTGCAAATGTTTGCTCGGGTTCAACGGGTTGAACTGGAGCGCGACTTGCGGTGTTTAGATAATTTTCCTTGATGGCTGTGAGTTTGTCGCGGTATTCATCAACTGAACCGAAAGAAACATTTTCCATTAGGTTTTGAAGTTTGGCGATTTGAGTGTCTGCGAGGTCTCTTGTCTCAGCAACAAAGATTCCAGCGCATTCGGTCAATTCGATTTGCTTTTTGAGTTCGATGCTGACATTTACGGCCTCGTTGAGTTTTTCTTCCAACTCACGGTTTTGGGCGTAAAGTTCATCTAGAACATTGTACTTCTCGTTGGGAACGTCGATGTAGTGGTTCTCAAAGAGGTTCTTTAGACCGCTGATGAAGTTCTCGGCAATTTGAGTCTTGATGCCTTGTTCAACGGCAACAGCGTTCTCTGTCATCCATTCTTCGACTACGTAGTCAAGATAGTCATCTACCTTCTCTACGAGTGATTCGGTGACGTTCTCAAGGTATTCCTTGACGTTGCCGTCAACACCTTGAACGATGTGGGCAACTGACTTCTCAACGCGGTCGTTGACTGCGGCTTCGAAGATTGCCTCTAGTTTGCTGACGAGTTCTTCTGAAGCGACTTCTTCACCGAGCAATGAAGAAAGAGCAGCGCGGAATTGTGCGCGGGCTTCTGCGATCATTTCCTGATCTTCAACGCTTTCTTCGACTTCGGTGGGTTCTTCTTCTTCGGTTTCCTCGGTCTCCTCTTCCTCTCCGGAAGATTGAGCAGGAGCAGACATTGCTGGAGCAGCCTTACCCATCATGCCCATTGAGTTGGGTACGATTGGAGCGGGAACGCCGGGAACGGCAACGGCACCAGTGGCAACTGGAGGAGCGGTCATTGAGCCCTTTCCAGTTCCGTCGATGGAACCTTTGCCGGTTGCATCATAATCGCCTAGACCCATGGCTTGCATGGCGGCTTCTGAGATAGTTTGTTTCTTATTTGTCATATTAAAAGGATCCTTAAGTGTAAAATTATTTATACTCTAAAAATATTCAATGTTATGTGATATTTAATTTTTTTGCTCTTTGTTGAAGTTCAGCACTTCTAACTTTTCTACCCAATTCTTCATTTTCGATATCTTGTAGGTTTGATTTTTCAATTCTCTTTTTACCGGGAAGTACAAATGGTGTCCAAGGTGAACCAGCACCCTTTGCGACCAATCGCATTTGACTTTGACCGATATTTCCAACTTGAGCATCAAACCAAGATTTTCCGCTCAAATCTTCAATTTGACCGCCAAGTTTTTGTAAAAAGCCACCCATGGGACCACTCATTAACTTTTTCAAACCTTTTGGTCCCATTTTTGGGCCACCTAATGAAGATAACCAACTAGCCAATGTACCAACACCATAAAGTGCAGCACCACCAGCCAAAGCATCTTCGCTATCACCAAACAAAATTTTGTTTGTAGTTTCTAAAGATGGGCTACGATATTGATCTTTTTTAACTTTGCGATATCCGGTTCCGCCACCAATTCCAAAATTTGGGGTTGGATTTATGTTGTTGGATCCAGTTGTTTTTAAATTTCCAAAACTAGTCATCTTATTAACATAATCATCGTCTTCCACCATATACTTTTGGCGGTATTCCCGAATGTTTTCAAAAAAACACTCATCTTTGTTGCTTTGAATTTTTGATTCAAGCAACTCAGTCATGTAATTTTTGGTTTCGTCGGGAACTCGGATGATCATGACAATTTCTTGAAATAGTTATTGAAGACCTTTACAATGTTTTCTTGTAGATCTCTTTTGGAGGAATTTTTAATGAGTTTGACGGATTGCTCACGATCTCTTTCAGTCCACATTCCGTTTTCAAAGACCCATTCCTTGCCTTCCATGATTCCATTTACGAAAGCATTGGGAGCCGAAGGATCTGCAACAATGTCGATTGCGGCAAGCATGAAGTCCTCTTGAACTTCTTGATAGCCGTTCTTGGCGCGAAGTGAACCCATTCCACGTGTTGAGACACCGAGTTGGGCACCCTCATCAATTAAGTTCTTGACGATTCTTCCCATTGGGGTGTCAAGGACTTTTGCCTTTCCATAGACATTCTTGCCATCTTCATGGAGGGTCTTGATCATGTGAGAAACCCGGTCAAGATTGACTGTTGGGCCTGTTGGGTGATTCAATTCTCCCATTGCACGGCCCTTTTCAACATACTCGGTAATATAACGACCACATTCCTTCTTGAGTATGCCGCTTGGATAGACTCTGCCGTTGCGGTTCTTTACATCGGATTGCATGAAGACACCTTCGATGAAATATGTCTTCTCACCGTTTCCGATGTTCTCCTTGATGTACTTGATATCTTCAGTTAGTTCCGTTATCAGTTTCATTGTTTGTTCCTAGGATGTTTTTGGCAACGGTCTTGTATTGCTCTTCAAGTTTGCTTCCGATCTTTGCATAGAGAACCTTTGATGTGTTCTCCTTGAAAGAGACTGCATTTTCTTGAATGGCGTTTTTTACTAACTCTCTGATTTCATTTTTCATAGTAAGTTCCTGGTTTGTTTGGCGAATTCAATGTGTTGTCTTACAGATGCACTGTTTTCAAAAATTTCCTTGGTCATTCGCTTTCTATTTTCTGGATTCAATGACTCAAACAAACTTTTGATCAATTCCTTTTCATTTTCAGTAATATTTATAAGAGATTGATCTTTTAAAATTATTTTTCCGGGTTCAAAATTTTCAATAAAATGCAAAAAAGCATTTAATTCGGTTGTTGCATCCGTTGTTTCTGTTTTCTCAAAAAGACGGTTTGATACCTCTTCACGCACTGAGGCAATTGAATCATTCAACTTGACTGCCAAAGCCTGTTCGATGTTTTGCTTGAAATATTCCTCATTCTCGGAAATCATTTCCTTGATGCCATTTTTGAGAAGTGTTTTTGCGATATTCATGTTTATCCTTCTGCTGGCGGTTCTTCTTGCGCCATCTGTGCCTGTTGTTGAGCCATCATTGCTAATTGTTCTTGCTGCATTCGTTGACGATCAATTTCCATTGCCTTGTCCATGGCTCGCATTTCTTCTTCGGTTTGACGAAGAATGTTCTTGCGAATGTATTCGGATGAAAAATATTTTCCGACATAAGGATCTACAAACGAAATCATCTTCAGTCTCTCGGCCAAAATTTCGGCTTCCTTGAGATCCCAGAAGTAGTTGTCCGTGTTGAAGACATAATTGACATCACCCTTCAGTTCACGCCAATCGTCATCGGTGATGACGCCCTTTAGGAGCAACTGAACACGAAGCATGTCAGAAAATAATTTTGTAAAGTGATGACGAATTCTGTCGATGAACTTGTAGAACTTTACTTCTTCTCTGGTGATCTCAACGGATCTGCCCATGTTGAATCCTGTGGATTCAGAGGTCAAACGGCTGATCGGAACATTCAGGGAGTTGTATAGTTTCTTCTTGAAGTAATCAACGTCTTCGATCTGGGACATGGCTTGACCACCGGGAAGAGTCGAAATTTCGGTCCCTCTTGAACCTTCGCGGCGGGGAAGCCAGTAATCCTCAAGTACGGAAAGATGGTTTCTTTCGTCACGAACTTCTCCAGTCGCTTGATTATAGATTACACGATTGCGGAAGCGGCTCATCATGTCACGCATGTACTGCTCGGCTTTTTGCTTTGGCAACTGTCCTACGTCAACATAGAACACCCTGCGTTCGGGTGCGCGGGCAATGCGGTAAACTAGAAGAGCATCTTCTAGTTGTCTCAACATGTTCAGGGGACGAATCGCCTTGTGAAGATAACCAAGAACACGCTTTGTATTGAGATCTACGATGCCTGAAGGAACATAGACAATGCTATCCAACGAAAGTTGAAGTCCACCGGGGCCAGTCAACATGTAGGATTCTTTGTCAGTATTTGTGTAAAGGTAATATTCTTCGATGTCCTTGATCAAGGAAATGGACTGTCCTTCGACACGTTCCATCTCTTTCTTTACTTTGCGAATCTTCTTGATTTTCAGGGGATCAACCGGAATAATTTCCTTGATTCCGTCTGTTGGTCTTTCCTTGTCGATTACCAAGTTGTAATAAATCTTTGAGTCAATGTACCAACGACGAAAGATTTCATATGATTTGTTGTTGAAATCCAGCAAATGAAGAATTCTGTCGAATTCTCTGTAAATCTTGTTCTTGATTACGTCAGAAACAGGAAGGTTTGCCAAATCAAGTTTTACGGGCCTTCTGTCTGTTCCCAAAACAATCGATGCATTTACGATTTCATCAACTGCATTGTCAACTTCCGGATAAATTGACATGTTTCGGTATTGAACAACCGATGCACTCTCATCGCGCATAGAGGCGGCGTAATCAAGAGCAGTTCCAAAGAAGCCTCCAGCCTCTACAGTTACGGTTCCATCATAGATTTCAGGAGCAGTGAAAGATTGAAGTGTTTTTTCTTCTCTCTCCTGCTTTGGGGTTCTTTTTTTGCCGAATTCAAATCCAAATAATTCTAATTCCATGATTTATCACCTATTTGTTATTCTCTGGCCGTAACTCTGAATTTCCATCTGATCAAATACAATCATTACTTGGAATGATGCAAATGAATTGGGGGCACTCATATTTAGGCTCATTTGACCAACCTGTGTTGGCCAGCACCCGTATAAAATAAAAGTCTTCAACACATTGTCATCATTCATGTCCAAATGATTCACTGTCCAGTTGTTGGCCTTGTATGTCGTTGATTGGTTTATCAACGAGGATACGTTTGTTTCGTTGTTGTTAATTTGGTTTTGCCAATTTTGAAAGGCATGCCAAAGATTTTTGTTACCAGTATCGTCAAGGACAGTAAATACCCAAGTCGCGTATTGCTTTTCACCGGGATAGTGAAACTTTCTTCCAAAGAAGTCATATGTCAGAGTTGTTGACATGACTTGAGGAAGAATGGTTGCTCTTACGTGATACGGCGTAAAAGTTTGATTTGCAAAAGGAATGTTACCAGTTATCAAAAATCTGTTTGATCTGGTTCCACCAAAGAAGTTTGTCTTAAATTCATTTAACATATGTTACATTCCTTGAATTTTGATGTTGTCATATGTTAATGTGACGGAAAATGAAACGAACTCTTGCTGACCCATATCCAAACTAATTTCACCCACAACACTTGGCCAACATTTGTACAACCAAATTCTTCTTAAAACTTGATTGTTGTTTACGTCCAAATGGTCTATCTGCCAAGTGGTTTGTAGATTTCGGTAAGAATAATCATTTTGATGAACTTCGTGTGTCCAGTGTCCGTCCAATCTTTCTTTCCAAGTTTGAAAAGCACGCCAAAGGTTTTGAGAATTTCCATCATCATAGACCCCGATGATCCATGGACTGTATTGACGATCACCAGCGAAATTTACAATTCTTCCTCTGTATGGAACGCTTATGGTGTTCACCGTGACAGAAGGCAAAGAAGCAGAAACGATCTTGAAACGAGCATCTGTTAGTGGTGGTGCGATTCCAGCAGGCCATTGAGGTAAAATAGTGAAACGGTTGGGTCTTGTCCCACCATTAAAGTTTGTTTTGAAATCTGAAATCGTATTTGCCATTATTGTGTGTAGCTGAATTCAAGCAAGAAGGATTCTGTACCTACAATTGGTTTAGCAACAACATCAATATTAAGTGTGCTGGAATTGTCTTCGTTGTTTGTTCCATTGCACACAATTTCTGTCTTTGATGTATCCAGATATGGATTGAACGGATCAATCGCAGTTTGAATTTCACTTGTGACTTGATCTCTTGTCGTTGCATTGTTGATGTCAAAGACATACTTGAAGGCAACGTTGTTGATTGCTTGCATTATTGCAAGTTTCAACTTTGCTGGACCGATTCTGTCATCAACGGTTACGATGCCATTGGCGGCAGCGGTTGCACCAACCAAGTCTGCACCCAAGAATTTTTCATTTGCATTGACAAAGAAATTGACTTTGTTTGATCTGAGGTTGTTCTTGAGAGTACTTGACCAATTGATTGGATTGATGACATCTCCGTTCAATACAGTTGAACGATCCAAGCCAGCAACAGTCAAATACAATTCATTTCTGTTTTTTGATCTAGCAAAAAACCCTGCAACATCGGATGTTGAAGGTATTGTATAAGTAATTTTTGAATTGGCTTGTAATAGAGGAACATCTATTGTTC